TGGGCCTCGTCTGGATGTTGGGTTTAATCGCCGCGCGCTGCGGCGCGTTCGGCCCCGACTCGATCACCTCGAAAGTCCACACGACGTCACGCAGACACCTGGCATAGCCGCAGGCGTCGGGAGTACCCGTCTCCACGGCGGAGTGCATGTATTTAGACATCAGCTCGGTCAACGACTCGCGCACGATCTTCCAGTCCTCGGTGTTCTTGAGGCGCTGCATCGCGTCGAATGCGTTGGGACCTAAATTAAGACTCACGACTTTGTTACATCCCCTTCAGCGACGATTCCTTCGGCTTGCCGTAGTGGCCGAAGGCGTGGTTCATCGCGTCGTTGTCGTCGCCGCCGATCATTTTTCGCGTGATCCCGGCGGCGCGCTGACCCGTGTAGTTGCCGAGCTGCTGCATGGTGCGCGACTTACCGACCGGGCTGGCGAAACCTTTCTGCGGCCGCCCGGTGGTATTGCCGCCCATCAGGAACTCGGGCAGGTAGTTAGTCGGCTGACTTTTAGCCATGGCTAAATGCCGCCGACATAAATGTCGGTGCAGGCGTGCTTCTGCGGGTTGAAGTCCGCGCTCATGTTGATCCGACTGCCCTTCGGATAGCTACGGGACGACCCCGTCGGGCCGCTGGAGTAGCCGCTGCCGCCGCTGACACGTTGTTTGGAATCCGAGCGCAGCGCACCGTCGCCGTACTGGTTGGTCGAATCGCCGGACGAGGTCTTGGGGTAGGTTTCACGCGCCATGGTTATGCTCCTACGCCTGGTAAAGCCGGCCCCACCGTGTTGACCGGCGGGGCGATGTCGGACATGGAAGCCGGGCTCGGCATGGGCGCCTGGCTGCCCTGGGCGGCAGCGGCCGGACCGGCGCTACTACCGGTAGTAACACTACCTCCAGGCAACCCACCGGTGCCGCCGTCGGCCTTGGCGGCGATCGCCGCCGCCTTCAGCTGCAGCTCGGCCTGCTGCATCTGCACGTTGTTGGCGATCATCATCATTTGAGCCTGTTTCTCGGCGGCGACCTGCTGCTGGATCGCATCGTCGTCCGGCACGATGTCGTCCGGCATGCCGAGGTCGGCCGATAGAGCCCGTAGGACTCTGGCGCGCCCGAGATCGCCGATGATCTTCATGTCGAGCGGGTTCGCGGTGATCTGCAGGAACTGCAGCCGCTTCTGCTGCTCGGTTTCCTTCTGCAACGCGACGACCACGCCATTGACCCGGATTTGCTCCGACCCGGACAAGAGCCCGGTCTTATCGGTCAGCATCACCATGTCGTAGAGGCTCTCGAGCACGCCGCGTATGACATCCTCGTCAATGTTGGCGGCGACCGTCTGCAGGACCTTCTGGGCGTTCCCCATCAGCATCGACAGGCCGGATGCCGTCCGGCCGGCGCCGCCTTTAAGCGACTCGCCGGTGGTGTACCGGGGAATCGCCGAGATGTCGTCGGCCAGCGAGCTGATGGAGGTATATATACTCATCAACTCCTGGGCATTGCTGGACGGCTGGAAGAAATGCACCGGGTCCTGGGCCCGGCCGCCGCCGAGTGGATCGGAAAATACTTTCCACCGCTTCCAGGGATATAAATTATCCTCGTTGGTGCTCGGGTCCAGCAGCTCGGTGTTAATGACGACCTGAGGACCCGACGCAATCGACATGTTGTTAACCAACGCACGCAACGTAGCATTCGCTACTTCCTGCAAATCCTCCAGAATATCCGGCAGACCATGCCCCGCCACGGTGCCAGGCACCTTCTCGAACGACGACACGTAGTAGGGATGCCGTTGTCGAGGGCTTGGCGATATCTGGGTCTTAATTGTATATCGACCGACCACCCACGACTGGACCATGTATTCACGATCGAGATCGGGGATTTGTCTTCGGTCAACGCCGTTATCCAATAATACGTTTCCGGATACCAGGCCGTGGTACTCGGCGGCGTCGATCAGCTGCGAGACGTTGAGGGTGGGACTTTCCCGCGCCGCCAGCATGGCCTGCTCCACGTCGGGGCTATCCATCCAGTCGCGGAGCCCCGTCGCGTAGTCGTTGAGGGCGCCTCTAACAGCGTCCTGGTCGTATCCGGGCAAGTCCATGACCGAGACCAGATCGTTGCGAGTAAGCTTCTTGCGCTCGATAATCTCGGCATTCTGAATATCCTGCGCGCCCGGGTCCCAGTAGAGGTCCTGCGGCGCCACCCGTTCCCAGCACAGCTGCGGCACCAGGTCCAACTGAGGCGTGCGGTTGGTCCAGGTGAGTTTAGACACCATGCGGACCGTGGGGCCCTTGATAACCGCGTATGGAAACAACGCGATGTCGACGAGGAACTTGCCCAGGGCCGAGTAGAACCCGCCCTCTTCCAGAATCTCGTCCATCTTGTTGGCCGCACCCACAGCCTGCAGGCCGGCCTGGCGTTTTACCGTCTGCTGGGCGGCGTGCATCATCCCCAGATAGCGGGCACGCATCGTCTCGGGGTCCGGCTGCTGGCCTTGGCTTGCCATCTGGGCGGCGCTGGCGGCGATGGTTTGAGCCACCGTCGCGGCGAGCGAAGGCGGCACCGCCGGGTCTTTTTCCGGGTCGACTGTCCACGGCCGGTCGGCGCCAAGGTACACGTCACGAAGCAAGCTGGTGGCGCCGCGACATTTGACGGCGACCAGGCGGGAATAGACGATAGACCCGCCGAACTTCTCGATTTCGTGGAGCTTCTGCGGATCGTACTGGCCCTCGAACATGCGCTGGGCGCGCAGGAGCCGGTCGTTGATCGAGTTCTGGTTAGAATTTCTGTGGTTCTGGAACTGGTACCAGCGTCGGCGAATATATGCCCCGAGGTCGTCGGTGCGCGGGGATTGTTGAGAGGTATTCTCGTCGGCGAGCCGTTGCTGCTCCGCAGCATTAAGCTGGGCCGGGCTGACGACACGCAGAAATCCCCGCGCGCTCCTGCTGTCGACAGGCGGCGATGACGAGGTCTGGCCTGGTATCGCAGGCGGCAAAACACAGCCTTATAAAATACAGCTTGACGAGATATACCATATAGGCCAGCCGCGCAATACTACAGGGGGCACATCTTGAGCGACGACTTTCTCGACCCCAACCCGCTGCTGGACGACGCGCTGGTCATGCGCCTGGTCTACGACATCGCCGCCGACATCCACAAAAGCGACACGCTGGCGCTGCGCTACGGCTTTGCCGACAAAGACGCGCTGCGGCGGTACCTGGCAAAGCACCCGCGAATTATCCAGGAAGCGCAAAAAGCCCGGGCGCTGATGGAAAGCGACGAGAGCAGCGAGACGCGGGTGCGACTGAAGGCCATGCAGGCGACCGAAAAACTGATCGCGCCGACAGCCGGGCTGGCGATGGACCCCCGGATCGCACCGCAGCAGCGGATAGACGCCTTCAAACAGCTGTCCCGCGTGAGCGGGCTGGACGCGTCGGCGGCGGCGCAGGCGCTCAACAAAACCGGCGGCGGCCCGGCGTTCACGCTGAACATCCTCTTCAGAAACAACCCCGCCGAGCACCTTGAACTCACGTCGAACGCCGACCGCGCCCTGCCGCCAATAGTTACTACACGTAGTAAGGCGATCGCCGTCGGCGATGACGACGGTGACGATTCGCTGGAAGAAATCTGATGGATTACGAGCCGCCGCCGACCGTCGAAGAGTTCATGCACGACCCCGCCCGTATTCGGGTGCTGGTCGGCCCACTGGGCTCCGGCAAGACGATGGGCTGCATTATGGAGCTGATGCGGTGGGCCTGTAGTCAGCCTCCCCACAACGGTGTGCGGTACACCAGGTTTGCCTTAATCCGGAATACTCTACAGCAGCTGCGCCAAACCGTATTATCGGACACAATGTCGTACATGGCGGGGATGGCGCACTACTACACGACCGACAGCACCATCCAATTCCGGCTGACTCTGCCGGACGGTACACAACTGCACAGCGACTGGCCATTGCTGCCCCTCGACAATAAAGAGGACGTCAGGCGGCTGCTCAGCTTGCAGCTGACCGGCGCCTGGATCAACGAAATCCGCGAGGTCCCGTTCGACATCATCAGACCCCTTCTGGGTCGTTGCGGGCGCTATCCCTCGAAGGCGCTCGGCGGCGCGGCGCGCCGAGGAATTATCGCCGACACCAACCCGTGGGACACCGACTCGCCTTACCACGACCGCATGGTGCTCAGCCCGCACCCCGCCTGGAAACTGTTCCAGCAGCCCTCGGGGCTATCGGCCGATGCCGAGAACATCGAGAACCTGCCGGAGGGGTATTACGACGAGCTGATGTCCGACAAAGACCCGGACTGGTGCTCGGTGCACGTCGAAGCGCAGTGGGGCGTCAGCAACGCGGGGCAAGCCGTGTTCAGGCGGACCTTCCACGCGCCGACCCACGTCAAAGACATGGGGGTCACCGTCAACCCGATGCGCCCCATCATGGTCGGCCTCGATTTCGGCAGGACGCCCTGCGCCGTGATCGGGCAACACGACAATTACGGGCGGGCGATCATCATGAAGGAGGTGGTCACCGAGGGGATGGGGTTGATCCAGATGGTCGAGGAATACCTGAAGCCGATTTTATTGGCGGCGCCTTTTGCCGGCAGGCGGGTATTCATCGTCGGCGACCCTGCCGGGGCGCAGAAATCCCAGCAATCCGAAGAAAACAACTTCGACATCCTGAAAGAACAGGGTTTTATGGCGTATCCGGCGTCGACGAACGCGATCGAGCCCCGCCTGCTGTCTGTCGACCGGCTATTGCGCCAGACGCTCATGGGTGAGCCGGGGCTGCAGATCAGCCGCACCGGCTGCCCAACGCTGATTTCAGCATTGGGCAATAAATACCGCTACAGGCGGAAACGCGACGGGCAGATGGAAGACCTACCGGAAAAACTGCACCCCTGGTCGGACATTGCCGACGCCCTGCAGTACTTCTGCCTCGGCACCAGCATGAACCTGACTGGCCGCGTGCTGATGCGGGAGCGCCGCTATCAAATCCGCCAGAACGTCGAGCGCGTCACCGCCGCCGGATGGACATAATCCTCGCGGCCGCACTGCATCTGATCGTGCTGCACCGGACCGACGGTGGGACGGTAACCGTAAACACGGCGCAAATTACCGCGCTGTATCCGTCCCCGCCCTCGGGCCAAAATAAGCTGGTAGTCAAACAGGCACATTGCTCGGTCTGGCTTACCGACGGCAAATTCCTGTCCGTGGTAGAAACCTGCGACCAGGTCAAAGACTTGCTAGAGAAGAATTTGCCGCGTACGTCTCCCCGGTGATCCGCCGCGCCGCGACCGGCTCCGGCTTACCGGCGACTGCAACGATCTCGTCCGACGGCACGACCCAGCGTTTACCCCGCAACACCGGTGCGCCGCCCTCGTAGACGATCAGCAGATCGCCGTTTTTATGACGGCGCAATACCAGGTCGACAGTCGGCACGCTGACACCGAGATGGTCGGCAACCGCCTGGCGGGTCGGGAACGGGCGACGGTCGGCCCATAACCGGACCATAAGCGCGAGCGCGCTGGCTGTCGCCTGAGCCGGACGCTGCGACCACGACCGGCCGCGCAGCCATGCCGTCAGGCGCGCGACCGCTGCCCGGTCCACCGCCGGCAGGGGGCCATCCCCCCGATTATCGAGCCTATTCGTCGCCATGGGATGTCCATTACTAGCCCCTGGGGCGAACGGTATATACCGCCAGTTGGTTGCAAATTCAAGACTAGGGCAAAAACACCCGATATGCCCTGTCGACACGGCACCTGGTCACCCCCCTATAGGGGGGTGACCAGGTGATTTACACGACTTTGTTACATTCCAGCCGCCACCCCAACTGCCGATACGCATAAGCGGCGGGACCTAGCCTGTAGGTTGAGGCGCCATTTTTTACCGCCCCGCCATGCAGACACGCAACCTGCAGTTGAGGTGCCATTTTTACCGTTCTCGTCTGGGCGCCTAGGGGGCGCGGGGGCCGCCGGCCGGGGCCTTGGACAGCTACCCCCGGGGGGTCGCCGGCCAGTCTAGGCAAGCCCGATTACTTCGGTAGTAAGTAAAGCAAAGTGTATTTTAGACAGACGCACAGTAATGAGGCACGCATTCCGCGTGTACTCTTTAATGGGGCTTAACACTAATGGCAAACGCAACACGTCCAAATAAGGCGGCGCAGGCGGCGGCGCAGGCGGATCAGGACGTTCAGTCCGACATCGACGCGGCCGTTTACGAGAACGTCGCGGCCTTCTTCGCGACCGACGCGGCGACCAAAGCGGCGCGCGCGGAGGCTGATCGGCTGGCTGGTGTTGGCGCGCAAACGCGCGTCGACATTCTCGCCACGCTCGCCAAGCTGTCGCACGATGGCAAGTGGAATGAGAGCCAGATTGACAAGGCACTCGACTACGCGCTGTTGCGCGATGCCGGCAATGATCCGGCGAAAGTGGCTGCGCTCAAGACGCCTGCCACGGCGACCAAGAAGAGCATCCTTAAGACCGCGATGCTCCCCGGCGTGTGCTTTCAGGTTCCTGGCATTATCTCGCGTGCTACCGACGCGTGGGATCAGGAAGACGGAGCCGATGATCAGCCGCTGCGTTCGCGTCACAAGCGGCTGCAATTCATGGTCGTCAACCATCTGCGCCGCGCCGCCGGTAAGACCGACAGCAAGGGTAAGGTCGTAGAGAAGCCGGCGGTGTTCGCGGATCACGCTGCGATGGTCGCAGACAGCGTGAACGCGAAGACGCGCGCGCCCAAGACGCCTAAGCTGGCTCCGGATTTGCCAGCCGATGCGACACCGCGCGACGTCGCGCGCGCCAAGGTGGCGACCATTGTCGCGGCTGTCGAGACGCTAAAGGGTGATTACCCGGCTGCGCTCGATACGATCCAGACGGTGCTTGACGCGCTGGCGAAATGCACTGGCGACCGCTTGCTCCCTGCCAAGCCGGCGGCGCCGCCTGCCGCGACCACGCCGAAAGCCGCTCCGGCGGAACCGGTTGCCGGCGCCGCCGACATCGACGACGCGATGGGCGGAGACGACGACGACGCGCTGTCGGCCATTCTGGCAATGCAGCAGCAAATGGCGGCGGCAATCGCCAAGCTCGCCAGCAAGAAATAGCATACCGCGACTAACTCAGGCCGCACGCGAAAGCGTGCGGCCTTTTCTTTTGCCCACCTGCCGCGCGGCAAGGTGGGCGTTTTTGCATGTCTCATAAAGCCGATAGGCGCGCGCCAGTGTGCCTCTATTTTCTGAGGTACTAGGGTACAGGCCTATCCCTGATACCCTATCAGGCGCGCATCGTAGCGGCTCTACGAGACATCCTAGAATAGACATCTATTCCGCGACCGCGCACCGTGCCTAATCTATTTTGCAAACCAGAATCATTCTCATCTAATTCTTACTACATGAAGTAATGAATTAAAACGGCCGCGCGGGGGCGCATTAACGACGGATTGTGGCCGCGAAGCGGATTAACGACGGGCTGAAGCGGGAATCGAATGGAATGATTCGATTTAAAACGGGATTCATTGTTATTTGACGATGCCTCACATTCCGGTAACGTATTGATCTAGGCTGTAGTAAGTAAACTATATCTATTATTATATTAATTATTCCAATTATTCCAATTATTCCACCTTTTTCAGACATAAGATACGTAGCGAGTTTCGACGAACTGCGTTCGCGCGCGGCGGCGTAAAAAATCCACTCGTAAAAACCCGCCTAGTGGGTATGAAAATAGGGGAATAATTGGAATGATTATGTAACCCACTGATACTAATCGACGAATTTGCGCCGATCCGTCGGGGATAATTGGAATTAAATCCCCATTCTGCCTCCGCAGCGCCCCTGCGCCGCCTAAAACCCGCATTTCCACGGATTTTAACGGTTGCACCGGACCCACTCGTCGGTTTATGCTAACCCGTTGTAAACGCAAATGAAAGAATGGAAAGGATGGAACATGCGCTCGGTTCAGCCGCATAAACTAACTCTGTCCGAGGAAGATTGTATCAATCTGCGGGACTATGCCGCCGCCAATCAAACCACGGCCAGTCGCGTCATCCGCGCCTTAATCCGTGAACATATAAAACCGGTGACGCCGTATCCCATCGTGCCTGTCGGCTCAACTCCGGTCGGCGAAAAATGGCACGCCAGGATAGTTTTAGACTCTGATGTGACTGATATTGTTCGCCACGTCATGGATCAGGCCGATGTCCGGCTTAGCGAAGCCGTCAATTTCCTGATCCGTCGCGCTGTGTCGGACAAAATCGACCCGGTGTAGCATCGCGATGCGCCCCCGTGGCTGCGTATAGGCAAATCGGGAATTATTATTCCGTAAGATAGTATTTTTATCTTGACGTTAGCGGTGGGATATGCTATAATACAAATAAAAACGTCGCGGGTCGGCAAGGCGGCAGGTCGCCGTGTCGGCGGATCGAGGCGGCAGCCATTTGGCAATGCCTCAAGTTTCCTTACTACCGGTAGTAATCATGCTATCGGCCTGATTGGGGACTGACACATGACGAGCACTAAGCGTTATTGGCACGGCGGCGTGCCGGCAATCTGTCAACTGACCGATCGCCCCATCACCAACCGGTTCATCGACGGCGCCACCACCTACGGGCCGTGGGCCTGCATGTCGCCCGAAGGCCACGCGGTGTATGGGCGCGGGCTCGGCACCGGCAGAGGTCAGCTGTACGAGAAGCAGCCCGACGGCAAGTGGCTTAAGATTGACGGTTAGTTACTACTGCAGTAATCCCGCCCGGCGACAGCCGCCGGGCGGCGCTGCCACACGGAGACTGACACAATGACGAAGTGTAAGTACGACACCGATTGGCGCGACCAACTGCCGATGCCGGACGACAACCTCGTCGTCTGGTTCGCCTCGTCGACCGACTACTGGCACTGCTGGTACAATATGCTTCTCGGCGCCAGCGCGCCGCGCACCACCGACGAGGTGCGGGAATTGTTTTGGCGCGAGTACTGGGGCGGTGCCGACGAAGCCGGGTATCACCCCGGCGTCGTGCATATCGCGCCGGAAGACGATGGGCTGTGGTGGGACGACGACTACGACGACTACCAAGCCTGCGAAGACGACAGCTTGCGCGGTCCGCTCCTGCGCTGACATCTGACCGCATCGCAGCGCCCCGCGTGAGCCCATGCCCACGCGGGGCGTCACGATGCGGCCAATAATGGTATCTCGCATCAACTCGGAAGGAACCATAACGCCATGTCACGCCTATTCATCCTCGGCCTCGCCATCTACTGCATCGTCATGGCGTTCGTCGCCATCTCGGCGCGAGCGCAATACCTGCCGCCGTACATTCCCGTGCCGATGACGCCGCCGATCAACTGCGGCCCATCACCCGCTATCGGCGGCCTCGCGATGGGGACATTTTCCTGCCGCTGACCTGACCGCATCGCGATGATCATCATGTCGTCTGACGGCAGCCATTGCGCCCGCGTCACCCCGCTGCCGGATGGCAGCGGGGTCGACGTCGTGCTGTACCGGCTGGCGGCGCCCTACGCCAATACCAAGGGCGCTCGCCGGCTCGGTGCGTGGGTGCTGGCTATGCCGCTGCACGCTGCGTTGCAGGAAGTACATTCCATCGTGTGGCCGCTCGTCAGCCACCGCAAGGTTACTACCGTAGTAAACAACTCGAATGAGGACTGACACCATGAAGAAGCTGTTCAGCAAGCGCCACTTCGAGTGGCTCGCCCACTTCGCCGGCGCCAACCTCAGCGTGTCGTCAGCCAGGCATCTCGCCGAGGCGCTGGTCGACACCAACGACAACTACGACATGCAGAAGTTCCTGCAGACTTACCACCGCATCCGCAACTTTACCCGGGTGCAAGAGCACGTGTCGGCCGTCGAGGTGCGCATGGCAGGCGACGCCGGCCAGCCCATGTCGACAATCCTGCCGTGGCGGGAAGACGGCGGCGTCATGGTGCCGGTAGAGCCGCCGACCGGCGATATGCCGTTGCTCGACAAAAGCAAGTGGACCGGCGCCGACAGCGAGACGCCAGCGAGCCAGCTCGATGACTTCATCGACCTGCAACCCGCCGCCGAGGACGCGTTCGACGCGTATCTGCGCCGCCACAAGCAGGAGGCGATCGAGGCGGGTGTCGATGCGATCTTCCAGCACCATAAGTGCTGGAAGTGCGACAGCGGCAGGAAGCCGTGCCTCAGCGACAGCTCAGGCAGTGGCCCGCGCGGCTGTCGCTACCTGTATGCCGTCAACGACTGATAGGAGGTGATGCCAACTGCACACGGATAATCCACACCTGACGACAGCCCGCGCCGCCACCCCCAACCCGGCGGCGCGGGCACGTATCCGCGAAGCGAACCATCACAAGCGAGATAACACCATGAAACAGTTTTGCCGGCGAGGCCATAATATTGACCTAGTGGGTCGATACCCGCACACTGGCAAGTGTCGCGAGTGCGAGCGGTCGCGTGTCCGCGCGTGGAAGCAGGCCAACCGCGACAAGGTGTTAGCCGACGGCGCGGCGCGGCGAGAGG